ATTCTTCTGTCGATAAATCTTCTAATTTACCAGTCCGTATTATTTTCTGCTCTATATATAGACCTGCCGCTTTTCCTCTTGCAACTTCTGCATTAACTGCAGCAGACCAAGCTTTCTTATCTCTAGCCTCATCTCTAAGTTTAGCTAATTCTGTAATATGACTGCCAAAAGTTACATCATATTTTTTCTGCAACTCTTCTCTTAACTCTCCAATGTATTGTACTACTAATGGATATTTTTTTGGATTTTGTAAAACACTAGCTGCTTGTCTAGCTGAGTCCTTTGCATAACCTGCTTCTATTGCACACTGAGTAGCAGTCATTCTGCCTTCCTCTGATACTAATAGATTTGCAAATTTAATTTGCTGTTCAGTTAATCTTTTTGGTACTCCCATTACAATTTACCTTTCAATGAATCTAAATATTCTTGATCATCTTTAGATAATTTTTCTAGTTTAGTTTTCTTTTTAAATATTTCATCAAATCGTTTACGGTATGTATCGTTTGATATTCGAGACTTTCCGTCCCATTTTCTACCTTTTTCTGTTGTCATTATGTCGCAATCTCCTTGAGTTGACTTCTAACATAACAATGCTATTATTGCAATAGAAGTTAGAGCAGAAAACAATATAACCAAATGTATTCTGGTTCGACTCTAACTCCTTATGTTGATTGATTTGGCATGGGGTCTGGCTTACGATGCCGTGGGAGATAACCATTCGGCTGATACTGAGGCCCCGTGTTTAAAGATAGAATTTATGAATGGACAATTACTTAGACAGGTTTTAGATAAAATGTTGAAGTCACCAACAGCTCAAAATGCTAGGGTGCAAGTATGTTTACCTGATGGTAAATATTATGATATTACCTCTTTACAACTTTTAGAAAATAAACTATTGGGAGTTAGAGAATCACACAGATTAGTGTTTACCGTTAAAGCTGAGACATGGAATATGGGTAAGGTTTTAAAAAAAATTAGCTAGCCTGTTAGTGTGAATTTCACATGAAACCTGAAACCAAATTTTATGCACAAGTTAAAAAAAATTTTAAGCAATTTAGCCTTATTCGACTGGAGAATCTTAGCGTTCCCGGCACTCCTGATCTATTGGTCTATAATAATAATCGGCACTTTTTCACTATAGAATTAAAAGTTACTAAAACTAACAAAATTAAATTCTCTCCACATCAAATTGGCTTCCATGTACGCCATCCACTGAACACATTTATCCTGGTTCTGGATGCCTCTCTTAACGTTCCAAAACTTTATGAGGGAAAAGAAATCCGGGAGCTTGTATCCGGAGGCCTGAAGCTTGAACCAATGCGCCAGGGATTTAAAGACATTACAAAATTTTTAGAACGCTTGTAGCTTGCTGCTTGACGCTTGACGCTTGCGGCTTTTTTCGTTGTGCGACAAATTGACGCGCGACATTATGTCGCACGTCTTGAATAATCAGAACTCTTGTACCTGGATCCCTGAAGCTTGTCGCTTGTTGCTTGTGGCTTCAGGTATCCATTCTCAATGCACCAGGCTTCATGAATCTTCATGGCCTTCCTGCTCAGGCGCTTGTCGCTTGTCGCTTGGTGCTTGTTGCTTGTCGCTTGTGGCTTTCTCATCTTCACCTTCTTTCTGTGGTTTATTGTCACTGCGACAATTTGTCGCAGGTTTGTAAAATTTAGGGTGCCTCCATACAAATGTCAATTGAGCTTCCTCCTATCTTTATTTGATTGCTTTAACCATTCAAAAAATTGCTTACAATCTTTTATATACCAGGCCGGCAGGCTGTCGTGGTCCTCTAAGAACCACGGCAACAGATCTCCGCGTTTTATTTTTCTTTTTTTCATTAGTGCTTTCCGTAAGTTATATTTTTAATTGCAGGATCCCAGCAAGCCCGGCAATCTTTACACTCATTATCTTGATCAGGAGCTGGACAAGTACGTGACGTTGTACTCACCGTTGATGTATTGGGCCATGAAGCCGGAGCCTCTTGGTCGATCATCGTTGCTGAAAATCTAACAACTAGATTGTCAGGCTTTAGATGCATATATTTTTTGGTCCATGCTTCACGCGTTGGCATCCAGTGTTTTATTGATGGAGTATTTTTGCATACTTCAAAAATTTTTAACAAGTGAGCTTCGTCTTGAACGTCTCCGGAATCATGCCATCTAAACACGTCCGATCTTTTAGAATTAATAAGTGTTGTCATTGCATCGACCCAATACGGATTTTTTATAGCCGCTAATCTTTTATATTGAGCCGCTTGTACAACTTTAAAAACATAGCAGCCCTTGTTGGCATAGCATCCAGAGCATACAGAGTTTTCAACGTCAACTAATTTTGAACCCGTTTTACATTCTGCAGCGGGTAAACCAATTGACCATCCCGGCATTTTAGATGGTTTTGATAAACCACCAACCAGGGTCCAGGCTTCTTTTGTATTCATATTACTTTCTCCTTTGTTAATTGATTCTGTAATTATATATTTTTTTATAAATTTTTAAATTGTCAAGATTGTCACAGTGCATATTGTCATGCGACAAAATGTCGCAGGCGCTTGTTGCTTGTTGCTTGTTGCTTGGGGCTTGCGCCCCAAGGCTTTCACAGTTTTTTAGCTCAGCGGTAGCACACGATTTAGCTCGGCTTGTCGCTAATACGAGATTCCTGTATCACTCCAGAGGGTTTCCCAATTTTAAGTGTAGTACATCCCCACAATCGAACACTTGATCAGGACCAGATAGTACCACCATGACAGGCATTTCGTACTTTTTGCCTTACTGGAATCTGGCTTCCTGATCCCAGGTCTTATCGTCTAGAGTCATTCGAGTCTAGATTTCCCCCGCATAAGCGGATAAAGGATAAGACCAGGGATCAGTATCTTCCTGATCCCAGATCCCTTGCGTGCCGTGCACTTAACATCTGAGATTTTTCATATTGATCAATATTACTTTATCTCAGCATAATCTTATCTGCTCCACAAGGGATCAGGGATCAGTATCAGCGCCTCTCATAACTCGATAGCTTTCGCATTCAGTCAGCAAGGCGCTGATAATGGAATAATATCAGATCAGTTCAGAAATGATATTCTCCAAATCGTCGCAGTTAAAATTTTTTAATTCTTTATTCAACTGCGATAATTTTATTTTTGGATAAACCTCAAATGTATCTTCATTAAAATCCAAGCTTGAGGCTTCCTCATACAGCACCTTTTGGGTGCTGTATGTATTTAAGTTAAATTCCATTATTTAATTTCCTCAATAATGTCCACTCTAACATTTTCTCTTCCTTGCTCTTCAGCTTCGGATAAATCAATTTCACCTTTGTAAAATCTTTCTTTTACATCATTGGTGTTTTTACCCTCTACCTCTATAGCCTCCCATAAGTCTGAAAGGAAATGTAGTTTATATCTTTTCATATTTCTCCTGTATTAAGTTAATAATAGTATTATAGCACAGGTAAATTTTTAAATACATTGTCAATATTGTCGCACCCTGAGGCCTGTTGCTTGGGGCTTGTACCTTAGAATCATTCTAAAAAAGTTTGTCAATTTGACAAATTGTCCTGCGACAATTTGTCGCAGCCACATGCGACATTATGTGAAATTTACGCGAACACATGTGTTTGCTATAATCAGCACTCAATTAACAAAGGAGTAAAAAATGGCAAAAGCTATGACAAAGTATCAACTAGATCACTTTGAAAATAAAGTAAGAAGACAATTTGATCCAATGATTGAAGATCAAGAATTATTGGTCAAACAATATACAACTCAAGCGACTAACAAAGCTGTTGCGAAGTTGTCTAAAAAAATGGGTGCAGATAAAATTCTGGCCAATTTTAGAAGAGCTGAACACATGTTGAAGCAAGCGCAATCTGACGCGAAAACATTTTTTCAGAAAAAAGCAAAAGATGACAAAGAACTTAAAAGGAAGTTTCAATCTGATTATGGACAATACTCTTATGATCGTGATGAAATTTCTTTATCTGATTGTGAAGAGCAATTAAGAGAGTGGGCTTCAAATCTTGCTAACAAAGAAATAGAGAGAAGACCAGAAGGTGCAAGATTAAAACAGTTGAAAGACCTAAAACAAAAAGCGATTGATACTGTTATGGAAAGTGGAACACCAAGCGAGTTGATTGCTGTACTTGACAAGATAACAAATAAGATCGGGTTAAGTTGGAATAAAGAATTGACAGCTTTACCAAGTGTAAAAACTGAGTAGTGCGACAATAATGACAATGGCGCCTAACGGCGCCATTGTGCTATAATAGATTTATTAACAAAAAGGAGAAATATGGATATAATTAAAAAAATAAAAGAGATCGTTGAAGATCATTTAACAAATACAGAAATAAATGATGTTGCATTGTGTGAGGATACACATGATCATTATTTACTTGGTAAATGGGATTTAGCACAAGAAATAAATGAAGTATTAATTAAACAAGAATTAAGAGAGCCAAACGACATAACAGGAGATTTATGGAAATAGCATTAAAACTTTTATTATTTTTTATTGGTATGGCATTATCAATGGTTGGAATAATGACTTCACTACATGCACCAGAACACATGGTTTTAGGTGTACTACTTTTTTTCAGTGGGTTTGTGATATTGTTTTCAAGTATGAGGCCAAACTATTAACTGCGACAATATTGACAATGGTGCATGGTGCAGGAATCTGGTATCATGCACCTATTAACAAAAAGGAGAAATATGAGTACAGAAACATTAAAAGCAATTAAAGAACTTTATGAAATATTAAAGTTAAGTAAAGAGTATGTTGATCTTTTAGAAAAAAGAGTTTCAATATTAGAAAAACAATTACAGGAGAAATAATATGCCAATGCCAAAATCAGTTTTAAATACTTTAATTAAATTAAGACACATGAGTGGAGAGGAGATTAGAGAATATTTTCAAAAGAGGGCAGACTTCCATAGTAAATATCCTAATAATCCAAAATCTAAATTCACTGCAAAGGATTGGGCTATTGACCAAGAGAAATGGCACGGCCTAAAAAATGAGAGAACTTACTCAAAACATTTTGAATAGGTGCGACAATATTGACAATGGCGGGAACTCCGCCATTGTGCTAAGATACGGTTATTAACAAAAGGAGAAATATGAAAACAAAAGAAATTAAAAATTTTAAAATGAATGACGCAACTTACAAAGAAAGAAGAAAAGTTATTAATATTCTTTACGAGGCAAAAAATAGAGGTATTAAATTACCAAGAGTTGAAGTTAGAATTGGAGAGCCTACAAAGTGTGCACCGAATGTTTTAGGTGTTGGAGGTGGTTTAAAAATTTGGATCACTGACAAAGCGATTGACGGAGGTTATAAATATTTATTACATGTTGTATTACATGAATTATGTCATTCAGTTTTTAATTTACCTCACAATGAAAAATGTAAATTAATGTCTTCTAAACTTTCAACACCATGTGAAGTTGAAGAGGCATGGAAAATTTTCAGAAAATACAGCTATGATAATTTCATAGCTGCGACAAAATTGTCAATGGCGAGTTAATCGCCATTGTGTTATTATACGATTATTAACAAAGGAGAAATATGAAAGTAGAAAAAACACACCAAAGACAAAATAGATTTTCTGGAGAATCTATTATGCTAACTAGAACTGAGGCTCAGGTGCATGATGGAATATTCTATTATGAATATCTTGCAACTTTGGAAGATAAAAAAGTTGGGATTGATGGATATTCTAAACTTTGGGACAAAGTAAGAAAAGGCATTGACTATTTCAGAAAAAATAATGCTGAGGCTTACATGGTATTGTTAGACTAACTGCGACACTATGTGCAATGGCGACTGCGTCGCCATTGTGCTATTATTATATTATGAATACAGAAAGAAAAAAAAGAACTAAAAAAGATAACTCAAAAAGAAATGATGAGTTCACTCACTGCAGATGTTGTGGTGAGTATATCTATAACCAACGATCTACAAGCGATAAGAGATATTGCATGGATTGTGGATAACAGAACTACTCCTCCTAGTAGTTAATAACATAGTCGCAGGCGACACAATCGCCTGCGACAAAATGTCGCAGGCGGAACTGCATAAGAGGTGCGACAAAATGTCGCAGGCACTCGAACGAACTCACTCACTCCCCCCCCCCCCCCCCCCCCCCCCCCCCCCCCCCCCCCCCCCCCCCCCCC